GCAAGACTCGTTGGTATGCCGAGAACACGCATGACATTGATAAGCTTCGAAATCTCGCATGGGACCGCGACAACGGGAAGTGCGTGGACTGTGGCGGTACGCGATTCGTCGAGACGCATCACACCAATGGGAACTCGCGGGATCACCGTCTCGATAACCTAGTCATCGTCTGCAAGAAGCACCACGTAGCGCGTCATCGAGTTCTACGCGGAGATCGCCACCTCAATCAAGCCTTGCTGTAGCCCTCTCAGGACGCCAGGAGCAACATCAGGGCGAACTCGTCGTCGTCCCACGTCACGTTTGCGTCGTAGGCCCGGCCGTAACCCCGTGCGACGCCGGCGAACGCCATCACGCTGCCGGGCTCGGGCACCTCCACGGGCTTCGGCAGGACACGGATCGGCGCCCGCCTGCCATATCCGACATGTCCGCCGCGGCCGCCGACCCCCGTGGCCAGGACCGTCGCATCGAAAGCCTGACCGGTGCCAGCGGCGACCTCGGCGTGTGCCGTTCCGCCGCCGACGGCGGTAACGGTGGCGTCGTAAGCCGTCCCGGTTCCTGTCGCGGCTCCGGCACCGACCGCCACAGACGCACTGGGACCGCCCGCAGCTCCCGTGCCGGACGCTGAGCTGGCATTCGTCGCCAGCGAGGCGCTGGGGCCATTGGCGGCGCCCGTAGCGGCCGCTGCGCTGGCGTTGACCGCGATGGAGGTCGCCGCGTTGTAGCCGGTGCCCGTTCCTGCCGCATTCTCGGCCGGGGCATTGGTCTGCGTGCCAGTCGTGACGGTGGCATCGAAGGCAGTACCAGTGCCCGACGCCAGCCCGGCGTTGACGGCGATGGCCCCTGCCGGAGCGCCACTAGTGCCAGTGCCGGTCGCGGCGCCTGCCGATCCTGCGACGCTGCCCGCAGCGTTCCCCGCCGCGCCTGTGCCGGTAGCAGCGCCGGTGCCACCGACCGCAACGCTGAGGGATGGCCCAAATGCCGTGCCCGTGCCACTGGCAACCGGGGCAGAGGCACCGACACTCGCCGTCGGCCCACCTGCGGCGCCTGTGCCGGACGCAGCCGAGCTATTGGTGAGAATGCTGGCGGCCGGAGCATTCGCCGCGCCCGTGCCGGTGGCAGCCTGGACGCTCGGCGCGACGGTGGCCGAGAGATTGCCAGCAGAGCCCGTGCCCGCCGCATTACCGGCGTTGGGCTGAATGTTGGCGGCAGCGTTATTGGCGGCTCCGGTGCCGGCGGCCTGCCCGGCGTTCGGGGCGAGGCTGATATTGGCGTTGGCGGCAGCGCCGGTTCCGGCGGCGTTCTCGGCTGGCGCGTTGGTGGCCGCCGCGCCCGAGACGATCTGCTTTGGACGCGGCTGCTGCGGTTGCGGCGGATGGCGGAACAGGCCCAGCGCCACTATTCCCGCCTCAGGACATTCTCAGGCAGAAACCCTATGGCCGGATAGTGCGGATCGGTGGTCGAGATCTCCCAGCGCCGGACGCCATCCTGGAGGAAGGAGCGGACCGTGCCGGTGACGACGCGTTGCGTCCGAATGCCGTGATGGAGCTTCAGGGTGACGAGTTCACCGTCGCTTGTCGCCTTGCCGATCCGCGGCGTGAAGCTGGCCACACTAGGTGACTTCCTCGAAGGTTATCATCGCGTTCCAGCCGGTCAGGGTGGTCGGTGTCCCCTGGAGCTGGAGCAGGAAAGTCAGATCGGGGCCGACGAGGATGCGCTCCTCCGGGACCGCCACCCACAGCCAGCCATTGAGGTTGTTGAAGCCCTCCTGGCCGAGGACCGTCAGGGTGCCCGCGCCGTTGGCGGACGAGTCGGTGCCCGACGATGACGCGGCATTGGTCGTTGAGCCGGTGATCGCTGAGGCCACCGAGCCGATCTCGACGGGCGCAGGCGTCGTGCTCGTGAAGGTGCCAAACGCCGACGCCTTCAGGCCCCACCGGACAGCGAGTTGCTGACTCGTCGAAGTGCCCGACTGGGTGCAACTCATCCGGTAGATGCGGAGCACCGAGGCACGGCTGGCGTATGACGTGGCGGCCCGGATCGTCACCATCTCGCTATCGGCGATAACCGTCTGGTTCGCCATCGTTACGGTGTAGAGGCCAGCCACGGGCTTCTCCTACTGGGCGATGAGGGGCGGCATCGGGTTGACGTAGGGCACCTGACCCGCGACTGCCGGGATATATGCGACGTTGATCGCGACGTAATCCACGCAGAGCGTTCGTGTGGTGGTATCGGTCTTGACGAGCTTGACCTTCGGTCCGCTGGATAATGTCAGGGAGGGCGAAAGCGCGAGAGTACTCCTGGACTTCACCCACAGGTTGAGTTCAGCACCGTGTGCCCCGCCATCAGATCCGGCAATGAATGCCGTTGAGCCGATTACGGGATTGGTCGTGCACTCGAATGTCCCGTTCTTCGTGCCGGTGGCGATGTCCTCACCTTGGCTGATCGTGATCTGGACGGCGAGGATCATATCGAAGGCCACAAGGCCGAGCGTGTCGTAGGCCGCCATCTGCGCAATATAGGTGGCGGTTCCAGTACTGCTGGCCGATTCGATATTGGTAGTGTTCGTCTCGTTGGCCGAGGCAAGGCCGCTGGGCGGCTGGTTATCCACGGCTGTCCAGAGATTCGTCGTCCCACCGGCCCCAGCCGTCCAGTTCGTGACCGTGTCGTCGCTAACAGGTCGGACGAAGGCGATGGCACCGTTGGTGAGGAACCCAGCATCATCCGAGAGGTAGTCGTCGATGTAGAGATCGATGGCGCTAGCTTCCGTAAGGAAGCAACCTAGAGTGCCGATCGTAGCGCCAGAGGCATATGTCCCTGAGAGCGTTTCGAGAGTTGTCCCAGCGGCGATGCTGGTATCGTCACTCAATTGCAGCAACGTTCCGGTAGCGGACGCGATGTTCTTGATGCCGATCCAGTACCACTTAGCCGTGGACAGCACCGTCGTTGTCGTCGCGATAATGGTCGTTCCGTCTCGTAGGGTGAGGGTCCCATCTGTATTCAGTAGCAAGTTGGCCTGATTGGCAGCAGCGCCGGTGCCAGCCACCAATCGGGCGACGGTCGGCATCGTGGCGATATACAGGCCAAAGTGGATGTAATTGCCCCCTGTGAAACTCATCGAAGTGGAGCCTTGTGCGCCACTGGCCGGATTACAGCGGAGCGAGCTTATGCCATGCCGCTTGATGGCGGTTGAGTAACTCGTCGTCCCGGTGTTGCTCTCGCCATCCGGTCCCTGGTTCTGCTGGGAATTGAAGCCGCAGATTGCCTTGATAGCCACGGCCTAGCCGTTCGTGTGGAAGCTCGTCGTGGCGATCTCGATGTAGGTCTGCTGACCTTGCACCGTGGCGAAGCGGAAGAGATTGGCGATGCACTCAGCCGGACCGCCGCCGTCAAGAATCCACGGTGATAGTCCCGTGCCACCGAGGGTGAAGCCGGTGTACTCGGCCATATCGAGATTGCCCGCCTCGCCATAGACACGGTAGCCGTAGCCCAGCGTTTCGCCGCCAGTCGGGCCGTTATCGTATTGAGCGAAGCCAGAGGCATCCGTTGCTTGATAGCAAAGCACCTCGACGCGGGCGCACTTGCCGCTGTTGTACTGGCTGGAGCAATCGAAGTGGGCATCCTGGCCGGTCAGGGTGATAGCGAACGTGGTGACGTGCTGGTACTGCGGTGTGCCATTGGCGGCGATGGTGCCCGCCGCCGCGACGGGGCCGGCGAGAGCCAATGAGAGCAGCAGCGCCGCTGCGAATGCCTTGCGCATGAGTCCTCCTTAGAGGGTGAGGGCCAGAATGCCCGAGGCATTCCAGACGATGGTGAACGTCCCCGACGTGACGGAGTTCGCGCCGCCGAAGTAGTTGAAGCAGATGCCCTGGTCGGCGACCGGCGTCGTCCGCGTATCGGAGTAGACGAGGCAACCATAGGCGTTCGTCAGCGTCGTGGTGGCGTTGGCCGACACGGTGTCCGCCGCATCGAAAGTGTAGACGTTCGAGGAGAACGTCGAAGTCACCGAGAGGAGTTGGCGGCCGACGGCAGGCCAGCCGGTGGCATCGGACACGCCGCCCGACGCCCACACGCCAGCGGCGTAGGCGCTGTTGGCGCTGGTGACGGTCTGCGACGGCGTGATGGTGTTGTCGAACAGCGCCGCCTTGATGTTGTCGCCGTCGAGATCGAACGCCTCCGTCTGATTGAAGGTGTCCGTCGGGAAGGCGGAGAAGATCTTACTGTTCGACCAGGCCATGGTTCAGTTCTCCATACGGGCGGTGGCGGTCGGCGCGAACACGACCACGTCCTGGCCGTCGTCGCGCTCCGTGGTTATGGACATGATCGGCCGTCCCGCATCGTCGGTCTGGACGTGCTCGGTGCCGACGTAATCCTCGCGCTCGTGGGCCGTGACCTTCGCCCGCGTCCCGGCGAGCAGCAGCGGCGCCGTCAGGCCGCGCAACCCGGCGCAGGTGTGGAAGCGGTTGGGTACGCTGGCCGCCGTCACGTCCTCCACGGCGCAGTTCGGGCAGTACCAGCGGCGGGTGGCGGACAGGAGGGGGATCATTCCTCTTCCGCCGTCAGGCACCAGTGATCTTCGACCTTCGCGTGATCGAAGATCAGCCGTGGGTATCGACTCTGCCAGTCTCCAGTAGGGATGACCGTTACCAATCCTGTCGTATCTCCGTCCGTGTCGAATAACCAACCCCGAAAGGCTCCCACGTGGAATTCCGCCTCCGGCTCGTCCGTATAGATGACGTATCTACGACCGACCACCAGCAAGGCTGCGTCGTGGATGACTGTCGCGGTTATCATTCCGGCGCTTCCAAGCCGATGATGTGACCCTGCTCATCACGGATTAGCTTCCGCGGCCGCGTCAGCAGATCCCGCAACTCATCGATTGCCTTTGCTACCGGGTCCATACTGACGATGACCTGTGGCGGGGCCACATTGACCACCGCCGGCTCCGGCGCTTCGACGTTGACGATCGGTGCCTGCACCGCATCCTCGGCGATGATGACCTCCGGCGCCGGTCCCTGGGGCAGCACGATATCGGGCTGCGTGATGTTCACCACCGGCAGCATTTGCTCGGGCACGTTCACCTGGACGGCACCCTCCCTGATCGTTACTTCTGGCGTCTCGACGTAGTTGTGGACGACCGGTGGCGACTGCGCCGGCACGCTGACGGCCACTGGGATGTCCACCTGCACCGCGCCCTTGGCGATGGTCAGCTCCGGCGGCGCGACGTTGACATCGGGTTGGTTGAGGTAGTTGTTGACGACCGGCGCTTCGCGGCTGGCGAGGGCCTTCACGAAAGTCATCAGGTCCGTCTCATCGGCCGACTTGCGCTCGATGACTGGCACCCAATCCAGCGTCCCGTTGGGGTGATCCTCGATGGCTGCGGCCTCGTCGATGCTGAACACCTGGCCGTCGCGCTCGGCGCAGACCTCGTCCTGGTCGCCGTCGATCGCCTGCACCTGCTCGATGCCGAACTCGCTGTAGCCGGTGATCGCCGCCCGGTTGGCGGACAGCATCGTCTCGGTCCGGGCGATCATCTCGGCGCGATAGTCGTCCCACACCGTTACGCCGTTATCGAGGAGCGCGCCCTGCACGCCGGCGTAACTCTCGGCCGTAACGCCGTGGATGAGCTGGTCGAGCGAATAGCCGCGTCGGACGCCCTCGGTGAGTTCGGCCTTGATGGCGTCTCGCGTTCGGTCGTTGATGTTGGTGATCCGGTCGCCGCCGTAGTCCAGGAGGTCGGACAGGATGCGCCGGACGCTCTTGGTGATGACGATCTTGTCGAGCTGGTCGGCGACGATCTGCAGCGAGTCGCGACCGATCGTCAGGTACAACCCCTGGAGGGCAGAGCGGAGTTCGGCGTTCTCGAACTCGGCATCCCACCAGTCATCGGGCAGCGCCTTCAGGCGGGCCGCCTTGGACGGGAATTGGCGAACCTTGGCGACGACGCGCTCGCGCTGCGCGGCGAAGAACCGCGCCAGTGCCGCCTTGCCCTCGCGGAGGCCCTGCTCGACGAGGCGTTCGCGTTCCTCGGCGCGCGCCTTGATGCTCTTGGCGACCGACTCCTGCTCGCTCACCGCCAGCCGACCGCGGGCCTGAGTGGCGTTCGCCGTCAGGCCATCGCCGAGCTGCGGCAACTGCGGAGTCGTGACCACTGGCTGCGCCGAGGGATTCATCGTGGCCGGGACGGCGACGTACTTGATATGATCGAGGCCCGCCGCCGCTCGCGCCTCCGTGGGGTCGAAGCCCGACTGCAGAAGGGCCTTGTACGCAGCGACCTTCTCCAACACGGTGGCGGCGTCATCGAGGTCGGGCTCCTCGATGTCGTAGTCGAAGGTCTGGCCCATGATCCGCTCGTAGCGGCTGACGAGCTTGACCTGGATGATCTCCTCTAGGTCGTCAACGCGGGGGTGGATGGTGCCCCGCCAGTAGAGGGCGTCGAGCTCGCGGCGGCTCTCGCCGGAGGCGTTGAGGCCCGACGGCATCGGGATGCCGAGTTGTTCCGGGCCGATGGGGAAACTGGTGAGGATGCGCTCGCGGTTGAGGCTGGCCAGCTCGGGGATGCCGATCTCCGCCGGGGTGGAGGCACCCGACGACCACTCCATCGGTTCCGGGAACAGGAGCAGGCGGCGGGCCGCGTTGGGATCGGAGGCCACGTTGCGCCACGCCCGCACCGCGTCGTTGAACTCATCCTCCGATAGAGAGCGGTTCTTCGGTGAGAGCATGCCCGCCAGTCGGCCGCCGGTCGTCAGGAGGTCAGTCACGTGGCGCGACATGAGGTCGGTCAGCGGCAGCTCGGCGTAGACCGCCTCCACCACGCCGACGCCGAACACCGGGGCGCGGTCGTCCTCGGCTTCGGCCATCGGCATGGCGATGATCTCGTCGGCGGTGAAGGGGATACCGCCGCCGGGCTTGTCGCGGTCGAGGACGTAGCCGATGAGCTGGTTGTTCTGGTCGTAGGACGGCCAGAGACGAGCCGGGCTGATGCCGTAGATGCCCGTCGGCAGGCCGGACGGCGAGCCCGCCACGCCTTCGAGGTACCAGAACGCGGTGCCCGCCATGTCGCGGCGGATCTGCGTCCGCTGTATGAGCTGTTTGCCGGTCTGGAACGGGTTGGGCCGCTCCAGGAGGCGCATGAGCTGCTCGACGGGGTTGAGATCCTCGAACGGGATGTCGAGGTCCGGCGTCGGCAGCGTGTTCTCTTCCTGTTCGCTCTCCACGTCACCGGACGAGATGGACCACGCCAGCCCGGCCACGTCGGTGCTGATCTTGCGTTCGGCCTTGTTGAACCAGCCGACCTTGTAGGCCCGCAGATAGGCGGCGCAACGCTGCTGGTCGCTCGTCAGCCAGGAGGACAGCGGCGGATCACTGGCGTACGCCGTTACGCCGGGGCCCGTTACGATCTTGAACGCGGCCGGCGGAGCGGGGATGGGAGCGGGCGGCGCTGCCTTGCTGCCCATGAGGCGGTCGAGGATGGTCACGCGGTCAGGTCCCTTTACAATGACTGTGCCCGTCCGTGGCCGCGCGGCTCACTGGCGCTGGAGGGTTCGCGGTGAAAGTCCGGGTGCCCGCTTGTACAGCGCCAGTAAGCGGGTTACGCAGCAGTGCCGAAGTGCGTCCAGCCGCCGTGCGTCGTTACGCCCATGACGGCGTAACGGAGGGCGTCGCAGGCGTCGTCGTTGATCTCCACCGGCCGCTCGTGGAAGCCGCCGGCCTTGCTCGGCATCCACGTATAGCTCGGCAGCTCGCCGAGCAGGCCCGCGCAGGACGGCGCCACCGTCATGCCCTTGGCGATCGCCGTTGACACCGCGTCGATGCCGGCGTTCACCGCGTTGTTGGCGGGCTCCACGGGCAGCCCCGCCCGCTGGCAGGCGAGGATGTAGGCGGGCTCGGAGGGGTCGGCGTAGAAGATGCCGATGTCGTGCTGGCGCTGCATGCCTTGGAGGGTGGGGATCATTTGGTCGATGGTCTGCCCGTGGGCATAGAGCTCGTCGATGACCGACAGGCGGCCCTCGCCGGACTGGCCGATGACCTCGCAGGCGAAGGCGTGGACAAAGCCCCAGTCGATGCCGGCCGCCACCCGCTTCCACGGCCCGAAGTCGTAACGGACTTGCGCCTCCGGCAGGAGCCAGATGACGCCCTCCGCCCCGGCCCACTCGCCGCGACCCAACCGCCGACCGGTGGCGGTGTCCGGCAGCTCGGCAATGCGGACGAGGTAATCCGCCGGGACGAAGCGATTGTCGTGGGCCGTCGCGTGGAGGTAGACGCGGCTCTCGGTGGGCGGCGTGAACCGTTGCTTGAGCCAGTGGTCCGGCGGGCCGGGGTTGGTCGCCGCGCCGAGCTGATGCCACGGCATGTACGGGTCACGGAGGCGGCCCTGGAGCATGATCCAGTCGCCCTCGATGAGCTCCACCGCCTCATCCACGTAGGCAGCGCCGAGGTCGAGCGAGCCGACCTTGGACGGGACGCCGGTGATCGGGTCCGGGTCGAGGCCCATGAAGTAGATGCGGCTGCCGCCCTCCACCTCGACCCAGCCCTCGGTCTTGTTGCGCGCCGTCATCCGGTTACGGTCGGCCACGTCCCGGAAAAACGTCCGCATCGTCGTCGCCGGGAGGCTGGCCGCCACTTTGCGGAAGATGCCCACCGTCGTGCCGGGGTAGCGCAGCGCCACCGCCCACGCCTTCTCGCAGAGGATGCGGCTCTTGCCGGCGCCCATCGCCCCGGAGTACAGGAGCTCCGGTGCCTGGCTGCGGAAGAACGTCCGCTGCTGGTCGTTGGCGAAGCGCGGGCCGAGCTCGGACCTCAGCGCCTCAAGGAGCCGGGTCGGCGCGTTCTGGAGTGCGGTCACGGAGCCACTGGTCCACTTCATCCGCCAGCGCGTCCCGTTCCTCTTCGGCCAGCGTGGCGGTCAGGTCGCGGCTCTCCGTCCGTGACGTGGCCTCGCCAGAGAGGAGTTGCGCCTTGTCGGTGAGGATGCCGAGCAGGATGGAGAGGTCGCGGGGTTCGTACTCCGGTAGCCGGGTGCGGATCTCGGCGAGCACCTTGACGCCGAGCGCCCGCATTTCATCGGCGATCTCCGCGCGTGTTTTCTCTCCGAATTCGGCCATCTCGGGGTCGTCACGCCAGCGCCGGATGTTCGTTGCCGGGATACCCGTCTCCGCGCTCGCCGCCGCCACCGAGGCCAGCGTCGCCGTCATCACGGCCACGCCCTTCTGCCGCTTCGTATAGCGGCGGTGCTTGCGGATCGGCGTAGGCTCCGTCACTTCACTGCCCTCCGGCAGAAGGCGGCCGCGCTGTCCTGGGCTGCCTTCTGCCGGTCGCGCTCCACGTGCTCGCGGAGGTCCGCCACGATGGCATCGGAGAGCCCGCCGGACGGCAGGTTCATGGCGAGTTTCACCAACTGCCGCGGGCTGAGGGTGATGAGGTTCGGCGGGACGTTGCGCATCGCGTTACCCATTGTAACCAGCGTAACCAGCGGTTACGATCTGCGTAACCACGTAACCAAGGGAGTAACCATGGGACGGGATCGAGCCGCGTACATGCGAGACTATCGAGCGCGAGAGAAAACGACGCATGCTGCCTACGATGAGGCGAAACCACTAATCGGCCAACTCAAAACGCGAGTCACCGAGCTGGAAGAGGAGGTCCGCCACCTGAAGGCGGAGCTTGCGCAGCGGCGGCCGACCGAGCGCGGCGAGGACTACTACGTCGCGCCGAGCCATGCCTTCGGCCATCCTCGCCCTGCTCCGAAACGGCGCTAGCCGTCAACCAACGCATCATCGGCAAGAGTCAGCCCAAGCTGTTCCTCTGACCAATAGCCATCCAGCGTGATGGTCCGCCAAGCACCGCATTCAGCGCAGCGTTGCAGCACCTCGGTGATCGGCTCTTCTGGATAGGCCCGACCAGTCCTACGCTCAAAGTGCTGTTGTACCAGCTTCTCACTAGCAACCGGACGCCATTTGTGACTGTGGAATAGTCCCATGGGTGCGAGCCCTCCATACATTAGCCGACGCTACCGCCAGCCTAGGTTCGCCGTACACAGC